CGCCTAGGACAAACGATTTTGGACTCGCACATGGGCGCAGGAACGACAGGCGTGTCGGCGGCGAGGAATGGCCGGAAATTCATCGGCATCGAGCGCGAACCGAAGTATTTCGATATCGCATGCCGTCGCATCGAAGACGCGCAGCGGCAGGCGTCGCTTTTCGAGCGGGTCGATGCGCCTGCGAAGCCGGTGCAGGAGGCGCTGCTGTGAGCGCATCCCAGCGCAACAAGGGCCAGCGCGGCGAGCGCGAGTTGTTCGGCATCCTCTCCGACCTTCTCGGCACCTGTGTGCGTCGCAACGTCGATCAGGCGCGCAACGGCGGGGCCGATGGCCTCGACGTGCCGGGATGGGCAATCGAGTGCAAGCGCGTGGAGAGCGGGTTTCAGAGCGCATGGTGGTCACAGGCAATCGACCAAGCGCAACGGGCAGGCCGACGGCCCGCGCTGGCTTACAGGGCCTCTCGACAACCTTGGCGCGTGCGTCTGTGGCTTGGCGATGCGGTGGCGTCGGTATCGCCGGGGGTGCATGTGCAGGACGTGCGCGCGTGGATAGAGACGGACCTTGAGACCTTCTCGCTGCTGGTGCGGGAGTCAATCGCGGAGGGCGGGGGGTGAGGGTCGAATACGTGTGGCACCTTGAGGGGCGCCCGATTGACGTGCGCCCCGGTGACAAGCCACGCATCCGAGCGGCGCGCGGGTGTGGCGGATGGTGGTGTATGGATGCCTACGCGCTGGGGCTGGGGGATTCTCCGGCCGAGGCTTTCCGGTCGTGGCGCCATAACGCCATCAGCAGAGCGGTACGAGATGGGGGGCGTGCATGACCCCGCGCCGCGACCACCACCGCTACGACTGGCCGGCGATCGTGCTCGGCCTGTTGATGCACCGGGACCGGGCCGGGCGGCATACGTCGGCGACGGAACTGGCGCGCACTGTCGGGTGTTCGCGATCGCGGATCACGCAACTTCGCGAGCCCGGAACGGAGCCGATTGTCCCGATCGGGATGGGGCTGCTTGAGTTGTACGTGGAGCGGGTGGGGGAGCCGCCGAAGCGTTAAAGGCCGCGCCAGCCGGGCAGGACATCCCGGTTTTCCCTCCGTCGAGGTAGCCGCGGCTTAACGCGGTCAGTCCTTGCGATCGGTTCCGAGGGCGGCGGCGAGCATTTCAACCCACTCAACAAGACCGCCGGTATACAGCACGAATCCTGCCCCGAGAGCGTGCCAGTGCCGAAGCGCAAGACCGACGACCGACCGACTCGACCGCTGACGCCGAAGCAGGCGCGGTTCGTGTCGGAGTACCTCGTCGATTTGAACGCGACGCAGGCGGCGATCCGGGCGGGGTACTCGGCGAGCCGGGCAGAAATCACGGGCTCGGACCTCGTAAGAAATCGTAGGGTCGCTGCGGTCATCGCCGAACGGCAGCAAATTCGCGCCGAAACGGTCGGCATCGACGCTGCCTACGTGCTCCGGCAGGCCGTGAAACTGCACGAGCGGTGCATGCAGGAAATCGAGCCGAAGACGGACCGCAAGGGCGATCCGATCGTCGACACGGAGGGCCGTCAGGTGTTCGAGTTCGACGCCCTTGCCGCTGCCCGCGCCCTCGAACTCGTCGGGAAGCACGTCAACATTCAGGCGTTCCGCGATCAGGTCGGGCACGGCGACAAGAACGGCAACCCGCTCGTGTTCCAGGTCGTGACCGGAGTCCCGTCCGGTGGCTGAGTCCAAGGTGATCGACCTCGGCTTCCGCCCGCGCCAGTGGCAGGCGGACTGCTTCCTCGGCCTCAAGCGGTTTTCCGTCCTCGTCGTGCATCGCCGGGGCGGAAAGACCGTGATGGCCGTCATGCGCATCATCGACGCCGCGCTCCGCACGCAGCGCACGGACGCTCGCTACGCCTACATCGCGCCGCTGTTCAAGCAGGCGAAGGACGTGGCCTGGGGCTACCTGACGCGCTACGCCCGCATGATCCCGGGATCGAAGATCAACGAGTCGGAGACGTGGGTGCAGCTCGGCAACGGGGCGCGCATCCGCATCTACGGCGCCGACAATCCTGACAGCCTGCGCGGCATCTACCTCGACGGCGTGGTGCTCGACGAGGTCGCGCAGATGCGCTCCGAGGTGTGGGACGAGATCGTCCTGCCGACGCTGTCGGACCGGCAGGGATGGGCGCTATTCATCGGCACGCCGAAGGGCGTCAACCGCTTCTCCGAACTGTACGACACGGCGCGCGAGAAGGCCGGCGACTGGTTCGCGGCGCTGTACGACGTGTACCAGACCGACGCGCTGCCGGCCTCCGAGATCGCAATTGCGCGCTCCGAGATGTCCGAATCCTCGTTCCGGCAGGAGTACCTCTGCGACTTCGCGGCGGCCAACGAAAACAGCCTGATCCCGCTGTCGATGGCGACCGAGGCGCGCGGGAAGCATCTGCGGCCGGACCAGTATCAGCACGCCGCGCGCGTGATCGGCGTCGACGTGGCGCGGCAGGGCGCGGACTCGACCGTGATCCAGCGTCGGCAGGGCCTCGTGGCCTACCCGGCAAAGGTGCTGAAGGGCGCGGACGCGATGCAGGTTGCATCGGCCGTCGCTGCCGAACAGATGGAGTGGGACGCCGACGCGATCTTCGTCGACGGCTCCGGCGGCTACGGCGCGGGCGTCATCGACCGGCTGAAGCAACTGCGCTACCACGTGCAGGAAGTGCAGTTCGGCGGCAAGCCCACCGACCCGCGCTTCGCGAACAAGCGCGCGGAAATGTACTGGGGCGTCCGCGACTGGCTCACGGCCGGCGGCGCGATCCCGGACGACAGCAACCTGATCCGCGAGCTGTGCGCTGTGACGTACTCGCACGACAACGCGCGCGGCGTGTTGCAGCTCGAATCGAAAGACGACCTGAAGGCGCGCATCGGCGTGTCTCCGGACCGTGCCGACGCGCTCGCGCTGACCTTCGCGTATCCGGTGGCGCCGCGCCTGTCGGTGGATACCGGCTTCGGCCGTGGCGCTGTCGGCCGCGCCCGCATCGACGAAGAGGAGTACGCGTGACCGCGCCCGCTCTCTGCCTGACCGTGACCCGCCGCGCAGTGCGCGAAGTGTGGGACGACCTGCAACCGATGCTTGCCGAGCACTGGCGCGAGATCGCGCACTACGACGACATCCCGCTGAACCCGGACCGCGCGCGGTACGAGGCGCTTGACGATGCCGGCCTGCTGCGCGTGTTCGTCGCGGACATCGGCGGTCAGTGCATCGGCTACGTGGTCTTCGTCGTCCAGCGCAATGCGCACTATGCCGACAGCCTGCAAGCCGTGCAGGACGTGCTCTACCTCGACCCGGCATTCCGCAACGCCGGCATCGGCCGCGCGTTGATCGACGAGTGCGACAAGCGACTTCGCACCGAGGGCGTGCAGGTCGTCTATCAGCACGTGAAGCTGGCCCACGACTTCGGCCCGCTGCTCGCGTCGCTCGGATACGAGGCCGTCGAGACGATCCACGCACGGAGGCTCGACCGCTGATGGGTGCAACCGCGATGCTCACCTCGGCCGCCGACGCTGCGTCGCGCGTGCTCACGCCGGCGCTGAAGAAGATCATGCCGCAGCCGAAGGGGCCCGACGTGCAACCGCCGCCGGTCGCCAACGACGCCGCCAATCTCAACGCCGCAGACAACGCCGGCCAGCGCGCACGCCGCAAGGCAATCGGTGCGTCTGGTCGCTCCGACACGATCCTGACCGGTGCGCAGGGCCTCGGCGCCGTGCCGACCGACACCGCGCAGGCGAAGACCCTGCTGGGGCTCTGACGACATGGCCGAAGCCGCGCAGACCGCCGACGAGAAGCCGCAGGACCGCGGCGGGCAGACGCTCCGGCAGCAGTGCCTCGCACTCCTCGCGGCGCTGAAGCTCGAACGCGCCGGCTGGGAACCCGACTGGAAGGATCTGGCCGAGTACATCGACCCGTGGTCGCTGCGACTTCAGCAGACCGATCGCAATCGCGGCCAGCGCAAGGGCCAGAAGATCATCAACTCCGCCGCGACGATGGCGGCTCGCACGCTCGGCGCTGGCATGACCGGCGGCATCGCAAGCCCGGCGCGTCCGTGGCTGCGGCTGACGACGCCTGACCCGTCGCTCGCGGAATACGGCCCGGTGCGGCAGTGGTTGCAGACGACGACCGAGCGGATGCTGACCGTGATGCTCCGCTCGAATCTCTACCAGGCGCTGCCGGAGGTGTTCGGGCACGAAGGCGTCTTCGGCACCGGATGCATGATCGTGCAGGAGGACTCCGAGGAACTGTTCCGCTGCCACGTGCAACTCCCCGGCAGCTACGCGCTCGGCCTCAACTCGCGCGGCCTTGTCGACGTGTTCGCCCGCGAATTCCGATGGACGGTGCGGCAGGTCGTCGAGCGGTTCGTGCGGATCGACGGCGGCGAGTATTGGGACCGCGTCTCGACGCACGTGCGCAACGCGTGGGACACGAATCGGCACGAGGAGACGGTCGACATCGTCCACGTGATCCGGCCGAACCCGGACCACGATCCGCGGTACATGAACGCGACCCGCAAGCGGTATCAGTCGGTCTATCTGGAGATCGGCGGCTCGGACGACCGCTACCTGCGCGTGTCGGGCTACGACACCTTCCCGGTGCTCGCGGCGCGCTGGCTCGTGAACGGCGATGACACCTACGGCGTCGGTCCCGGCCACGTCGCGCGCGGCGATGCAAAGGCGCTGCAACTGCTCGAACGTCGCAAGTCGCAGGCAATCGAGAAGATGGTCAACCCGCCCTTGATCGGCGGCACCGACCTCCGCGATCGGAAGGTGTCGCTGCTGCCGGGCGACATCACGTACGAGGACGTGCGCGACGGGAAAAACGGCCTGCGCCCGATCCACGAAGTGAACATGCGCATCGACGCGGCATCGGCCGAGATCCGCGAACACGAGGCGCGCATCGCGTCGGCCTTCTACGCCGACCTGTTCCTGATGCTGTTCATGTCCGACCGCCGCCAGATGACGGCGACGGAAGTGCAGGAGCGGCACGACGAGAAGCTGCTGATGCTCGGCCCGACGCTGGAGCGGCAGAACCAGGACCTGCTGAACCCGCTCATCGATCGCGTGTTTTTTTTGATGGCGGAGAACGATCTGCTTCCCGAGATCCCGGAGGAACTGCGCGGCGTCACGCTGCGCGTCGAGTTCCTCGGCCTGCTCGCGCAGACACAGAAGATGGTGGCGACGGTCGGCATCGAGCGCATCGCCGGCTTCGTGTCCGGCCTCGCGCAGCTCGATCCGGGCGTGCTCGACAAGTTCGACGCCGATCAAGCCGTCGACGAGATGGCCGAGGCGATCGGCGTGTCGCCGGCCGTCATCCGCTCGGACGATGCGGTCGACGAGATTCGCGCGCAGCGGCAACAAGCGCAGGCGGCAGCCGCTCAGGCGCAGGCTGCGGCGTCGACGGTGCAAGGCGCGCAGGCGCTCGGCTCGATCGACATGTCGGGTGATACCGCGCTGACGCGGATGCTCGGCGCGGCGCAGCAGCAGGGCGAAGAGGTGCCGGCATGAGCGAGCCGCGCGCAGTCACCGGCAACGCCGCCGACGAAGAGCAGATCGCGAGTGCGGAGGTGCGCCAGCGGTACACCGCGAAGATGCGCGAGAACGACCTGAAGAGCGTGATGGAAACGGCGCATGGCCGGCGCTTCGTGTGGGGCATGCTCGGCGAATGTGCGCTGTACCACGAGGGCTACAGCGAGTCGCACGCCGAGATGGCGCGCATCGCTGGCATGCGATCGATCGGGCTGCGGCTGCTGAAGCGGATCGAACTCGTGTGCCCCGACCTGTACGACCTGATGCAGAAAGAAGCGCGACAGCGCACAACGGAGTGACGAATGGCAGATGACGCCACGAACACGGGCACCCCGGCCGATGCCGGCACTGCCCACCAGACCGCCGACACGACTGCGACGACCTCCACGACCTCTCCTCCTGTGACGGATGGTCAAACCGCAGCCGCGTCGGCGCCCGCACCGGAAGCGACCAGCACGACGACCGAGGCGACGGCCCCGGAGTCGAAGCCGGCCGCGCCGGAGACCTACGACCTGAAACTCCCCGAAGGATCGCTGTTGTCGGCTGAAGCCGTGCAGGAGGTGGAGGCACTCGCACGCGAGGCCGGACTCTCCAACGAACACGCGCAGAAGCTGCTCGACGCTCGCGAATCCGCGCTGGCCGCCCACGTCGAGAAGGTGCAGGCCGAACACGACCTGCGCTGGCAGAAGGAATGGCCGGAAGCGGTCAAGAACGACCCCGAGATGGGCGGCGAGAAGTACGAGGCCACGGTGCGCAACGCACAGAAGGTGATGGGCCGATTCGCGAGCCCGGCGCTGAAGGAAGCGCTGACGGCGAGCGGCTACGGCAATCACCCCGAGATGGTCCGGATGATGTCCTCGATCGCGAAGGTGATCTCCGAGGATGTCTTCGAACCCGCAGGCGGACAGGCGGCCGGCACGAAGCAGGGCGGCGCCGGCTGGTACAACCACCCGACCTCGCAGCACGCCGCCTGATGCGCCGCTCGACGCACACGATGTTGACGACCGTGGTCCGGCTGCTGAAGGGCTGCCTGAACGCGGTGGACGACTGGCTGAAGGACACGAAACCGCAGGACTGAAGCACTCACACACACCACCCGCAAGCTCGCGGGCCGCCTCGCCGGAATGCCCGGCCTCGTTGCCCATGTGCCTCCTTGCCCGACACAAGGAATACGCACATGGCAACGCTTGCAGTCACGAATCCCACGCTCGCCGATCTGGCGAAGGTTCTCGACCCGGACGGCTCGATCGCGCAGATCGTCGAACTGCTCGGGCAGACGAACGAAGTCCTCGACACGATGACGTGGCTCGAAGGCAACCTGCCCACCGGCCATCGCACCAGCGTCCGCACCGGCCTTCCGGCCCCGACGTGGCGGAAGATCTACGGCGGCGTGCAGCCGGCGAAGAGCACGTCCGTTCAGGTCACGGACAACTGCGGCATGCTCGAAGCCTATGCCGAAGTCGACAAGGCGCTTGCCGATCTGAACGGCAACACGGCCGCGTTCCGGCTCCAGGAAGATCGCGCCTTCATCGAGGGTATCAACCAGGAGTTCTGCCAGACGCTGTTCTACGGCAACGAAGGCACGGAGCCCGAGGCGTTCACCGGTCTCGCGCCGCGCTTCAACAGCACGAGCGCCGAGAACGGCTCGAACATCATCAAGCTCGACAGCGGCGCATCCGGCGCCGACCAGTCGTCCATCTGGCTCGTCGTGTGGGGCCCGCAGACCATCCACGGCATCTACCCGAAGGGCGGCAAGGCGGGCCTCTCCGTGGTCGACAAAGGTCAGGTGACGGTCGAGAACATCGACGGCGTCTCGGGTCGCGCGGAGATGTACCGCACGCACTACAAGTGGGACTGCGGCCTGTCCGTGCGCGACTGGCGGTACGTCGTGCGGATCGCGAACGTCGACACCTCGGCGCTCACGAAGAACGCGGCCACGGGCGGCGACATCATCGACGGGATGATGCAGGCGCTCGAACTCGTGCCGAGCCTCGGCATGGGGCGCCCGGCGTTCTACATGAGCCGCACCGTCCGCTCGTTCCTGCGTCGCCAGATCGCCAACAAGGTGGCGAACTCCACGCTGTCGATGGACACCGTCGCGGGCCGCAAGGTCGTGATGTTCGGCGAAGTGCCGGTCTACCGCTGCGACGCGATCCTGAACACGGAAGCCGTTATCTCCTGACCTGACTCCGGGCCTCGCGCCCGGATCGCGTTACGACCTCATTCAAGAAAGGACACACCATGTACATCGACAAGCTCCTCGAACTGGCCGACGCGCAGGCGCTCACGGCCACCGGCAACACGACGAACACGATCGACCTCGGGTCGGATCGCGATGTCGGCAACGGGCAACCGCTCTACCTCGTGCTCTCGCTCGACGTGGCGCCCGACGGAACGACCGGCGACGAGACCTACGTGTTCACGCTGACGACGGACGACAACTCCTCGTTCAGCTCGGCCACGACGATCCTGACGCAGACGGTCGTGCGCAGCACGGCGGCCGGCACGCGCTACGTCATGGCGATCCCGTCGGCGAACGAACGCTACCTGCGCGGCACCTTCACGCTCGGCGGCACGACGCCATCGGTGACGTACTCCGCGTGGGTGACGTCGCAGGAGCCGAGCGCATGGGCCGCGTACCCGGACGCGCTGTAACCGGCTGACGACGGAGGCTCCCGCAGATGAAAGTCAGAGCAATCAGGACCGGCTTCTACGGGGGCCGCCGTCGTCCCGGCGCGGTGTTCGACGTGCCGGAAGGAGAGCGCGGTTCGTGGTTCGTGCCGGTGGAGGTGCCGGAGGAACAGGCGCCGACCATCGACAACGCCATCGCGCCGCGCCGCGTGGGTCGCCCGCGCAGGTCCGAGTCCGCGCAACCGGTGAACACCGAGCGCGCCACGATCGACGCTGAGGAGGACTGACCCATGCCACTCGCAAGCATGAAGCTCCCGCCCGATCCGGGGCTCGCGATGTACCCGACGATGGCGCAATCCGAGAGCGACCCGCGCGGGTCGGGCTACGGCATGTGCCTCGAATTCAAGCCGCCGCAGGTCAAGGCACTCGGCCTCTCGACGTTGCCGGAAGTCGGCTCGGTCGTGCGCGTCGAGGCGCTCGCGACGGTCGTCGAGATCAGTCTCGAAGACGGCGGGCGGTGCATCGAGATGCAGATCACGGACGCGGCGGTGACGCCGCAGAGTGGAGGTGCGGCATGAGCAACACAATCAGCGGGGCGCGTCAGTTCCTGCTTGACCCCGTAACCGACGCGCTTCGCGGCTACGTCGACCGGTTCGGCGTCAATCGCAAGATCTCCGAGAAACTCGGGCGACCTGGCGACTTTCCAGGTCGATGCGTCGTGAAGTTCCAAAACGGTCTTGCGGACCTGAATGCCACCTACTGTTCGGCCGGCGCGGGCGGTAGCTACACCGTCGACACGGTCAATCGAATGGTGTCAGACAACCCGATCAAGCTCATCCCGGGCCCGGCGGGCGCGACGACGGCCATCACGGCCGATCTCTCCGCCACGCAGGGCGCGTCGCTGAGTCAGTTCCTGTGGGACAAGGACACCGTGCTCGGCATTCTCTGCTACATCCCCGAGCATCGCGGCATCTCCCAGCTCCAGGCTTTCCTGACCGTGCAGAGCAATCGCATGGTCAGCCGCTACAACGGCTCGATGGTGCTGGACTGGGGCTTCGCCGATCAGCCGGGCTGGTTCATGCTGACCGTCACCGGCGACCGCTACGGGTTCACCGACACGACGCGCGTCATTCAGAACGGCATCCTCCCGAACACCACGGGCGGCGACAACCTGCTGAAAGACACGACCACGCTGATCGACTCGTTCCGCTTCACGGTCACGAGCGTCGCGAACAACACGATCGGCACCTCGCCCGTCACGATCGATTCGGTCTGGCTGATGCCGCGCGCCAAGCCGCGTGCGCTGCTGATGTTCGACGACACCTGGGCGAGCGAGTACGAGGCCATCGAGTACATGGCGCGCAAGGGGCTGCGCGGCACGATCGGCGTCACGAAGACCCTCGTCGGCGCGGCCAACTACATGAGCGAAGGGCAACTGCAAACGCTCTACGACCTCGGCTGGGATCTCGTCAACCACGCGAACACGCACTTCTCGGCACACGCGAAGACGACGAACGGTATCTGCCTGTCGCAGACGCCGACAACCGGCAACCTCACGCTGAACGGCGCAACGGGCAGCGCGACCTTCGATGCGCCGCGCCACATCGTCATCAACCCCACCGGCAACGAGTCGCAGCGGCCGTTCACTATCACAGGGCTCGGCGAAGATGGTCGCGCTCAGACCGAAGTGCTCTACGGTGGGAACGTCGTGCGCACCGTGAGTGACAAGGTATGGACGCGCATCGATCAGATATCGATCCCGAACAACGCGGCCGGCGCACTCACCATTGGCACTTCATACTCGTACGCGGAGGTCTATGCCGAGTACAGCGCGTGCAAGGCATATCTACAGAGCAAGCGATGGACGCGCGGCATTGACCTCGCGATCTACTCGACCGGCAGCATCAACGCGCTCGTCCAGCGGGCGCTGCTCGATCTCGGGTTCCGCATGGGCCGAATCACGTCTGGGAACACGCACTACGCGATTCCAGCCATGCCCGGTTTCCGCCCGTTCGAGATCCCGTGCGTCGGTGGCGGCGGTTCGTCGCAAGCGGCCACGGGCTATGGCGTGGTCGGGGGCTACAACACCGGCAACGGCACGATCAACACGCCGACGTTCACCGTGGGCTGCCCCTATGTCGACTGGATCGTCACGCTCACGGCCGCGACGACGTTCGAGGTGCGCACGGTCGACGGCGACCAGTTCATCGGCACCGGCAGCACCGGCACGGCGTTCACCTTCCGCGGCGTGAGCTTCACGATCACGGCCGGCGGCACGCCGTTCGTTGCGGGCGACAGCTTCCGGGTCGTGGTCGTGTCGAGCATCTTGCAGGCCGAGAAAGAGATCATCAAGCGCGGCGCCGTGTGCTCGCTGTACTGGCACGACATCATCCGCAGCGGCGCGGTGTCGAGCACCCAGATGCTGCGCGCCGAGTACCGGGTGATCGTCGACGAGATTGCCAAAGATGTCGGACTAAACAGACTTGAATGCCCGACGTTCAGCGAGTTCGCCGCCGAAGTCTTCGACGACTGACGCCCAATGTCCACCTCCGCCACCATCTGCAACATCGCCCTCGGCCACATCGGCGTGACGCGGCTGATCTCGGCGCTCACGCAGACGACGACCGAAGCGGTGCAGTGCAATCTTTACTTCGAGACGGCCCGGGATGCGGTGCTCGCCGACTACGCGTGGCCGTTCGCGACCGCGTACACGGCGCTCGGGCTGGTTGCGGAGGAGCCTTCCGACGACTGGCTCTACTCGTACCGCTACCCGTCGGACTGCATCCGGGTGCGGCGCATCGTCACAGGCATGGGTCGGCTCGACACGAACCCGCCGGCGTTCTCTATCGGGCAGGACGCGCAGGGCCGGTTGATCTACACCGACCAGCCCGACGCGACGATCGAGTACACGGTGCGCGTGTCGGATCCGGGGCGGTTCGATTCGCTGTTTTCGGAAGCGATGTCCTGGCGCATGGCGGCCTTCCTCGCGCCGTCGCTCGGGCGTGTGCAGGGCGCGCAGAACACGGCGTTGCAGATGTACGAGCGCACGCTCGCGCAGGCACGCTCGACGGCGGCGAACGAGGCGCAGGCCGCGCCGCAGCCGGAGTCAGAGTTCGTGCGGGCGAGGGACTGAGCGCGTGACGGCACTCATCCAGCGCAGCTTCGCCGGCGGGGAACTCGCGCCGAGTCTCGGGGCGCGGTCCGATGTCGTGAAGTACCAGACCGGATTGAAGACCTGTCGGAACTTCTTCGTGCAGCGGCATGGCGGCGTTGCGAACCGGGCAGGCACGCGCTTCGTTGCAGAGCAGGCGAGCAGCGCGGCACGCGGCCGGCTCATCAAGTTCGTGTTCAACGCGGAGCAGACCTATGTGCTGCTGTTCGAGAACCAGCGCATGCGCGTTGTGCGCGACGGCGCAGTCCTGACCTGCGGCACGCTCGCGGCCTACAACGGCGCGACGGCCTACGTGCCAGGCGACAAGGTGCTTCAGGGCGGGACGAACTACTACTGCATCGCGAACACCACCGGCAACGCGCCGCCGAACGCGACCTACTGGTACGCGATGCCGGCGGACGGCACCTACGAGATCCCGACGCCGTACCTGACGGCCGACCTCGACACGATCACCTACGACCAGAGCGGCGACATCGTCACGCTGCATCACCAGAGCTACGCGCCGCGGGAACTGGCGCGCACCGGCCATACGACGTGGGTCCTGTCGTCGATCACCTTCGCGCCGTCGATCTCTGCGCCGACCGGCGTCGCAAACAGTGGCGCGGCCGGTTCGAACACCTATTGGGCAGTGACCGCGGTCAAGTCTGAGACCTTGGAGGAATCTGTCCGATCCAACGAAACCGGGAGCAGCGCGACGCCCTCGTCCGGCTCTCCGGTCACGGTCTCATGGTCGGCGGTATCGGGCGCGGCCGAGTACAACGTCTACAAGGCGCTGAACGGCGTCTACGGCTACATCGGGACGGCCGTCGGCACGTCGTTCTCCGACAACGGCATCGCGCCCAACACGGCCGAGACGCCGCCGGCGACGCGCAATCCGTTCTCCGGGGCGGGCAACTACCCGGCGACCGGCACCTACTATCAGCAGCGCAAGGTCTACGGTGCGACGGCGAACGAGCCGGAGAAGGTCGAGACTTCGCGCTCGGGCATGTTCCACAACTTCACGCGGTCGAGCCCGATCCAGTCCGACGACGCCGTCTCGTGGTCGATGGCCGGGCGGCAGGTCAACGAGATCCGGCACATGGTCGAGGTCGGCCAGCTCGTGATGCTCACGGCCGGCGCGGAGTGGGTGATTCAGGGCAACGCTTCCGGCGTGCTCGCGCCCGGCGAAGTGAACCCGACGCCGATCGCGTACAACGGCGCCTCCACAGTCATGCCGGCGATCGTCGACAACAACCTGATCTACGTGCAGGCGCGCGGGACGAAGGTCCGCGACCTGCGCTACGAAGTGCAGTCCACCGGCTACGCGGGCCGTGACCTGACGGTCTACGCCGCGCACATGTTCGACGGCTACGCGATCACGCGCCTCGACTATGCCCAGGTGCCGCACTCGATCGTATGGGCCATTCGCGACGACGGCACGCTGCTCGGGATGACCTACCTCCGCGAGCACGAGATCTGGGGCTGGCACCGGCATGACACAGGCGCATCCGGCGTCTTCGAAGACGTGTGCGTCATCCCCGAAGGCGACGAGGACGCGGTCTACGTGCTCGTGCGCCGGACGATCGACGGCGCGACGGTGCGCTATCTCGAACGGTTCGACTCGCGCGTGTCGCGCTGGACCGACTTCGACGTGGAAGCGTTCTTCGTCGACGCCGGCCTGACCTACAACGGCCGCAACGAGACCGCCACGACGATGACCGTCACCGGCGGCACGGACTGGACGATCGTCGAGTCGCTGACGCTCACGGCCTCGGCCTCGTTCTTCACGGCGGGCGATGTCGGCAACGCGATCGTGCTGCGCTACGACGACGAAGACCTGACCGTCACGCTCACGATCACCGGCTACACGTCCGGGACCATCGTCACCGTGCAGGCATCGCGCACCGTCCCGGCTGGCGTGCGCGCGGTTGCGGTGACGACGTGGAGCAAGGCCGTCGACTCGCTCGCGGGCCTCGATCACCTTGAGGGCGAGACGGTCGCCATCCTCGCGGACGGATCGGTCGAAACGCCGCAGACCGTCACGGCCGGCGCGATCACGCTGCCGCGCCCGTACTCGGTCGTGCATGTGGGCCTCCCGATCGAAGCCGATGCCGAGACGCTCGCGCTCGACGTGCTCAACGCCGAGACCTTGCAGGACAAGCGGAAGCTCGTGCGCTCGGTGACGCTGCAAGTCGAATCCTCGCGCGGCATCACGGCCGGCATCGACAGCACGGCGTTGCAGGACGCGAACTACGGCGACCCGATGGAGTTGTTCACCGGCGCCGTCGAAGTGCCGCTGAACTCGACGTGGAACGACAACGGCCGCGTGTTCGTCCGGCAGAGCGACCCGCTGCCGCTGACGATCCTCGCGGCGATCCCTGACGTATCGGTCGGGAGATAGGGGGAGCATGGGCACAACAGCCATGTTTACAGCCATCGCCGGCGGAGGCATCCAAGCCTTCGGGCAGTACCGGAAAGGCCAGTACGAACGACAGATCGCCTACGCGAACGCGAAGATCGGCGACGCGCAGGCGACCGACGCACTCCGGCGCGGGACGCTGGCCGCGGGCCGGGTCCGCACGCGCACGGCGCAGACCATTGGCGAACAGCGGGCCGCGTTCGGGGCGCAGGGCATCGCGATGGACTCCGGCAGCGCGCTCGACCTTCAGACCGACGCCGCGAAGTTCGGCGAACTCGACGCGCTGACCGTGCTCGACAACGCGCGGATGGAGTCGTGGGCGTTGCAGACGCAGGCGCACAACCTGCGATTCCAGGGGGACGTGGCCGCAAAGACGGGCCGGCAGCAGGCGCTTGGCACGCTGCTCGGCACGGGTGGCAACGTGCTCTCCGCGAAGTACGGATTCGGGGGCTGACGCATGCCGACCGTGCCAGTTCCGCGCGTCACCGGGCAGACAGTAGCCGAGGCGCCCATGCCGGGCGTGCGCATCAGCGGCGGGAATCCCGACTTCGGGCAGAGCATCGGCGGGGCGATCGCGACGGCCGGCGTTCGTGCCGTGGCCTACGAGGCGAAGAAGGAAGCCGACACCGACGCACTGAAGTACAGCATCGAGGGTCGCGACGCACTCGACGCGCTGCACCTGAAGGCGATGACGCCGGTCGAACTGCCGGACGGATCGCTCGACTACGCCGGTCCGCTGAAGGACTACGAGGCGCAGGCGCAGAAGATCATCCGCACCGTGAGCGGTCAGGCGAAGCACCCGCTGGCGCAGCGGGCCACGCTCGATTCGCTGTCGTCCTACGCGCAGGCACAGCGCGGCAAGCTCGCGACCATCGCGCGGGAGCAGGCGCAGAAAAACGCGCAGGCGATCGCGATGAACCGCGCCGATGCCGTGCTGCGTGACGGCACGCTGTCCGCCGAGGAGCGGCGCAACGAGCTGCTGATCGCGGCGAAGCAGTTCCAGGTGGCGACCGGCGATCCGGTGGAGGCGCTGAAGTTCTTCGAGAAAGCGACCCGCGACGGGGCGACGTTCGACTGGCTCTCGCGCGTGAACGTCGCCGAGTCGGAGAGCGACCTCGACGGGCTGATGCAGAGCCTCCAGATCGAAGGCCGCGCGCTCGGCCCGCAGGGGGCGCTTCAGATCCGCGCCGAGATCGACCGCAAGCGCGAGTCGATGGTGAAGGCGCAGAACGCCGCGCGGAAGGCCGATGAGGAATCGGCCGACAAGATGCTGACCGACCTCTCGGCGCGCGGGCAGCTCACGCCGGCGATCGTCGAGACCATGCGCCCGCGCCTCAGTGCCGACGCCTATCGACGCTGGGCCGGCGAACCGGACAAGGTGTCGCAGCGCGTCGCCGAGGGCGTCGACGATCCGGACATCTACCGGAAGATTCAGGGCGACGTGATCGCGGCGAGCAAGAACATCCCGGCGCTCGAACGGCTGCGCGGTCGCATCCGCGACTACATGACCGGCTACGACCCGACGACGCGGCAGGTCGGCAAGCCGGCGCTCTCGCGCGACACGGCGCTCCGGCTGCTGAATCAGGCCGAGGAGTACATCAACGCGCAGAAGCGGGACGCAAAGGACGCGGCCGGCGGCAGCGCGGCATCGAAGGAACAGAGCTTGTCGTCGAAGCGCGCCGAGGTCGAGGCGCAGGTCCGCGGCTACTTCAAGCGATACGTGGAGACGCGCGGCACGGATCGCGATGCGGCGAAATCTGCGCAGGACCGCGAGTTCCAAGCGATGGAAGGGCTGCTGAAGGACGGCTCGAAAGACCCGCTCGCGTGGTTCGAGCAGTGGAAGAAGTCTAACGACGACATCATCCGCGCTCGGACCGCGCTGCCGTCCTTCGTGCCGCGCAAGGCAGACGGCGCTCCGGACTTCGGCACGGCTCGCGCGAAGCTCGCCGAGGACTTCCGCCAGAAGCGCGGCGGTCCCGGGGGTCGTGCGATGACACAAGCCGAGTACGACGCCCGGTTCCGCGCGATCCAGAAGCTCGAACAGGAGTACGCGAAGTGATGACGCCCGACGACGACCTCACCCCGTCGCTGTTGCAGGCGTTCACCGATCGGCACCTGTCGATGGCGCCGTCCGGGCAGTTCCTGGCGGAGCAGGAAGCAAGCGACGCGCAGGCGAAGGACGCGGAGCGCCAGACTGCCGCGCGCGACTGGCTGCGCTCGCAGGGCCTCGGCGACTCGATCCCGAGCCCGGCGGACTACGACTACGGCCGCATGCTCGACGACGGCATCTACCCGTCGAAGGACGCCGCGGGCCGGGTGCCGCTGCCGCCGCAATACTGGCGGCCGGGCCGCATGCTCATCGGCGGCCGCGACATCGCCACGGGGCAGCGCATCGCGTCGCGCGTGCCGCTGGAAGACCGGATCCTCTCCGGCATCGAAGACGACGAACCCGACGACGGCGACGGCATCTCGACGCTGACGCAGGACGACATCGCCGAACTGTCGGCGCGCGAGCGGCGCCCGATGGAAGCGTGGATGGAATCGCACGGCGTGATGATCGCGGCCGGGCCGACGCAGACGCGGACCGATGCGCCGACCGGGTACTACCCGCGACCGAACCGTCCGCCGACGCTCGACGACCTGAAGCAGCGCGGAACCGACGTGTGGGACGTGCTCGCCGGCGCACTGAAGGGCGGCGTCGCGCAGACCCTCGGCCTGCCCGGTGATGTCGAGTCGCTGATCCGCATGCTGACCGGTGGCGAGCAGGTCATGCCGACCACCGAGGACATGGAGAAGACGCTCCCGCCGGTCATTCCGCCGACGCTGTCGTCTCTCGTCACGGGCGGCGGGCAGCGCGAGGCGAATGCAGCCTACGGCGAGACGGCCGGGGAGTTCATCGGGCTCGGGAAGGCGCCGACAGCGGTCGCTCGCGGGGTGGTGAAGGGGGCGAAGGTGCTGGCGCCGACGGCGGGCGACATGGCTCGGCGCGGGGCGGAGAAGGTGGTCGATGCGACGGGCGGGCGTGCGCACATGGTGCCGCCGGATAATCGCGCTCCCGCAACCGGAGCACAGCCCGCCATGACCACGAAGAAGGAATATGCCATCGACCACCGACCGATGACCGTCGAAGGCGGCGCCGCGCAACTGCACGACCTGACGACCTCGTTCGGTGAAGACGTGTACGGCCCGAATGCCTTGCAGTTCTACGGCTCCGGCGACACCCGCGAAAAGCGAGTGCTGTCCGTGCTGAAGCAGATTCGCGGCAAGCCGGACGCGATGGTGACGATCTATCGCGGAGTGCCGGCCGGGACGGCTGGAAAGATCAACGCTGGCGATTGGGTGACGCTGGACAAGGCCGTTGCTGCCGACTACGGCCCCGAAGTGGTGTCGATGCAGGTGCCGGCATCGCACGTCACGTCGTGGTCCGACTCGCTGCTCGAATTCGGCTACTACCCACCGAAGGCCAAATGATCCAGATCCCCGGCACCCAAACCGCCGACCCGACGCTCGCGCCGCCGCCGGACCTTCCCGTCGACTCGACCTCGAGTCCGGCGACCGGCGAACCCGACGTGATGCCGGACGGCACGAACACGGCCGACCTTCCCGAACCGGTGCAGGTCGCTGGCGTGGCCGGTGCGCTGCGCGGGCTGCTCGGCAAGGTGTTCCGCAAGTCGGACAAGGAAGTGACGAAGGTCGTGCCGCCGTCGACGCCGCCTGCCGCTGCGACAGGTGGCGCGACCCCGCCGCCGGTTGCCCCGAAGCCGCCGGCCGCTGCCACGCCGCCCGAGCCGAAGCCGGCTGCACCGAAGCCGAAGACGCCGGAGGAACTCGACGCCGAGGCGCTGAAGACGGTTCCGGGATTCAAACTGCCGGACGCGAAGAAGGCCGAGGGCATCGCGTCGGAAATGACCTCCGGCGCACCGCGCACGATCGATCCGGATCGCACAACGGTCCGGAACTTCCGGTCGGACAAGCTCAACACGACCGACGACATCAAGGCGCTGATCGACAACGTCGCGGAAGAGTCCGGCGGGTTCCAGAGGGCGCGCCGCGGCACGGTGTCGAACGCGCAGACGGCGGAGGAGGCGAAGGACTACGGCCTCGAAGACCTGCTGCGCCGCAAGCCGGCCGAGTCGTGGAACGCCGCGCAACTGTCCGCCGGGCGCGAGATCCTGCTCGAACTCTCGGACCGCATCACGAAGGCGGCGCGCATCGTCGACGCCGGAAAGGCATCGCCGGAGGACATGCTCGCGTTCCGCCGGTTGATCGCGAATCACGCGGCCGTGCAGGAGACGCTACAGGGCGCCGTGGCCGAAGCTGGCCGGGCGTTGCAGATCATGCGCACGGTGTCGGCCTCGGGCGGTCGGCTGCGCACGAAGCAGATTCTGGAGACGCTCGACAGCCTCGGCGGTCCGGGCGCGACGCAGACGCTCGCGCAGGCGGTACTCGATGCCGGCGGTGACGCAGCGAAGATCGCGAAGCTCACGAAGAAGGGATGGGCCGAGAAGACCGCCGACGTGCTGAACGAGATCCGGATCAACGGCATGCTGTCCGGGCCGAAGACGCACGCGGTGAACACGGCATCGAACGCGCTCGCGGCGCTGCTCCAGGTGCCGGAGCGGAGCGTCGCCAGCCTGATCGGGAAGACGCACGCAGGCCCGAAGGTGCAGGTCGGCGAAGACCTCCAGATGCTCTACGGCATGCTGTCCGGGTGGGAGGACACGTTCCGGCTCGTTTCGAAGGTCTGGCGCACGGGCGAGCCGACCGACGCGGTGTCGAAGCTCGAAACCCGGTCGCGCGCGGCGATCACGTCGTCGAACTTTGGCCTCGACGAGACCTCGATGGCCGGCAAGGCAGCGGACCTGATCGGCGAAATCATCCGCCTGCCGGGCCGCGCGATGATGACGACGGACGAACTGTTCAAGGCGCGCGCGTACCGGTCCGAGGTGGCGGCGCAGGCCGCGCGACGGGCGTCGGAGGAAGGGCTCGAAGGCGCCGCGTATCAGAAGCGCGTGGCCGAACTGAAGGCCGATCCGCCAGACGACATCAAGCTGGCCGGAGACAAGGCGTCGAAGTACCTGACCTTCCAGGACTCGCTCGGCGGGCCGGGCCTGCTGAACGCGCTCGGCCGCGGCGGCATGCAGATCTCGGAGCATCCGCTCGGGAAGATCGTGCTGCCGTTCATCCGCACGCCGATCAACGTCGCGCAGTTCACCCTTGAGCGCACGCCGATGGCGCCGCTTACCGCGCGATTCCGCGAGGCGATCGCGAAGGGCGGGCCGGAGGGGGATCTCGCGCTCGCGCGGTTCTCGCTCGGCAGCGTGGCAGCGGCGCTCGTCGCAGCCCGGGCCGAGACCGGCCAGATCACCGGCGGCGGGCCGTCCGACCCGCGACTGCGGCGCGCGATGGAGGCGTCCGGCTGGCGGCCGTACTCGATCCTGATCGACGGCACCTATGTCTCGTACAACCGTCTCGATCCGCTCGGCGCTGCGATGGGCGCGACGGCCGACGCGGTGGACGTGCTGAAGTACGCCGACGACGAAGAGACGGCCGGTGCAGTCACGTCCGCCGTCGTCACCGGCTTCGCGAACTCGATGGCGTCGAAGACGTACGTGCAGGGGCTCTCCGACCTACTCGAAGTCATGGGCGACCCGGACAACGAGAAACGCATCAGCTCGTACGCCGCCCGTCAGGCGCAGACCTTCATGCCCTACGGCTCGCTCATCAACTTCTTCGAGCAGGCCAGCAACTCGCAGATGTCCGACCCGCAGGCCGGCGACCCGCTCACGCTCACGCTGAACATGCTGAAGAGCCGCATCCCTGGCCTGTCCGCTGACGTGCCGCCGAAGCTCGACATCTGGGGCGAGCCGATCGACCCGGGTCCTGGCGTGCTCTCGCCGATCACATGGAGCAAGGGGCAGAAGGGCGACCTCGCGACACAGGAGGTCGTCGAGTACGCAGCGGCACCGGAGAAGCCGAGCGCGCAGATCGTCGTGAAGATCGCCGACGGCCCGAAGCCGCTGTCTGCCCGCGTCGATCTGCTGAAGCTCGACCCGGAGGGCTGGCTCTACTCCGAGTTCAAGCAACTCGTCGGCCGCAAGGCGCGCGAGCGGATCGATGCGCTCGTCGAGACCGCCGGATACCAGTCGCTCCCGCAGGTCCGCGGCGCAGAACGCACGAAGGCGTTGCAGGACGAGTTCAAGAAGGCCCGCGAGGACGCCATCGCCGAGTTGCTCGACAACCGTCCGCAGGTCATGCGGGCCGCCAAGGATGAACTCAACAACCCGCGCACCCGGCAGACCGTGCCGCTGCCGGCGCACATGCTGGAGACCACGCCGTGACCGTATCCGCCGCAGCCTCTCGAAACGACTACGTCGGCACGGGGCTGGTCGACACCTACTCGTATTCGTTCCGCATCACGTCCGCCGCCGACCTGCTGGTGACGACGCGCGACACGGACGGCCTCGAAACAACGTTGACCTACCCGACCGACTACTCCGTGACCGGCGTCGGCGTGTTCTCCGGCGGCACGATCACGCTGACGGCCGGGGCGCTTGCCTCCGGCTACGCGCTGACGATCCGCGACGATCCGACCGTGCAGCAGGACACCGACCTGCGCAATCAGGCCGGGCCGTATCAGGAGGCGCTGGAGGACGCGCTTGACTACGCGACGCGGATCGTGAAGAGCCAGCAGGACGTGCTCGATCGGGCGCTGACGCTGTCCGAGACGATCACCGGCGTGTCGGCCGAACTGCCTGCTCCGGTCGCCGGTTACGCGCTCGTGTGGAACGCGACGGAGGACGGGTTGCAGAACGCGATCCCGGCCGGCGCACCGACCTCGGCGTTCATGGCGACGGTGCTGGACGACGAGACAGCGCAGGCGGCGCGCAACACGCTTGGCATCGACGGGCTCGGCAGTGCGTTCCGGAACCGGATCATCAACGGCGCGATGCTTGTGGCGCAGCGCGGCACGTCCGCAACGGTGACGGCCGGCACTGCGGTGCCGACCGCATCGGCCGGGTATCCGTGCGTCGATCGGTGGTTCGTGTACTCCACGGGCGCGAACGTCACGGCCGCGCAGGTGGGCAGCGGACTTGCCACGAACCGGCTTCAGATCACGGGCGCCGCATCGGTGACGGCTGTCGGCATCGGCCAGCGGATCGAGCAGGCCAACAGCGCGGACCTTGCGGGACAGACGGTGACACTGTCGGTCGACCTCGCAAACTCGCTGCTGACCGAAGTCACGTGGACTCTGAACTACGCGACCAGCGCCGACGCCTTCGGCACGATCGGCACACCGACAAAGACGCAGATCGCGACCGGGACGTTCACGGTCGACGCAAACCCGACGCGCTACTCCGCGCAGATCACGCTGCCGGCCGGGGCAACGACCGGCATTGAAATCCTGTTCACGGTTGGGGCACAGGTGTCCGGGACGTGGATAATCGGAAATGTGCAGATCGAGCGTGGCACGACGGCCGGCGTCTACGACCCGCGCCCGTACGGACAGGAGTTGTCGCTCTGCCAGCGGTACCTGCCGGCGTTCCTGCCCGCCGGCGGCACGTCGATGGTCGGCCCCGGGCAGTGCGTGAGTACGACAGCGGCCCGCGTTCAGTTCGCTTTTCCGGTCACGCCGCGGGTCGTGCCGACAGGCATTTCGGCGACGGCTGCCGGCGGTTTCAGCGTCGTCAACGCCGGCGGCAGCGCCACATGCACGTCGATCGTCGCGTCGACTCTCGGCCATCGCATCGGGCGGGTGGAGTTCAACGTCGCGGCCGGGCTGACGGCCGGGCAGGCGTGCGAAGGGCTGGCATCGTCGACGAGCTCGATACTTTTCACAGGATGCGAACTCCCATGACCGACTGGAAAATCCGCGAAACGCGCGACACCGACACTGTTCTCTGGCGCCGCATCGACGACGGGCGCGAGGAGTCGTTGATCGTCAAGACCGATGCCCTGCGCCAGTACGGCACGGAAGGACAGTTGCCGGCCCAGATGCAGCGCACGCCGGAGGCAATCGTCGGCGACTACACGCAGGCCGTGCAGGCGCATCTCGACCGCGTCGCGCAGTCCTGGGGGTACGACTCGATTTACACGGCCGCGACCTACGCCGACGAGCCGGCGGTCAAGGCGTTCGCGGACGAGGGCAAGGCGCTTCGCGCGTGGCGTTCTCGCGTGTGGGCCGCCGCCCGGCAGACTCTGGCCGACGTGCAGGCAGGGAAGACGCCGCTGCCGACGGTCGCCGAATTGATCACGAGCCTGCCGGCCGCACCGAGCCGAGGATGAGCGGATGCACGAGGCCGATCCCTCGCTTCTCAAGTTTCTGGAACTTGCCGGGCCGTGGCTCGGCAGCGCGGGCGGGACGATCTCGGCCGTCGTCGCGTGGATCGTAAACCGCATGCAGAAGCAGATCGACAAGGCCGAAGCGGACGTGGCCGCCATCGTGAAGGGCATGCCGGAAACCTACGCGCGCCGCGATGACGTGGCCGACCGGTTCGACCGGCTCGAAGACCGCATCACGGCATCAGCGGCCGAGACGAACCACAAGCTTGACATGCTTGTCGCGCACGCGATGAAGAGCGGTCAGGGATGATCGAGATCCTCCTGTTCCTCGGTTCGATCGGCTGCGCGCCGCGGTTCGAAGTGCAGAACGATCCGACGCTCGATCGCCCGGGGCGACAGCAGGGCGGCATCGTGCGCGTGCGCACCGCTGACCCGGGCGTCCTCGTGCACGAGCTGTGGCACGTGTGCCAAGAGGCAGCGCGCGGCGTGGCAACGTCGACCGACGAATCGGCGCGGCGGGAGGATGAGGCGCACACCGTCGAACTCATGTGGAGGCAGCGCGACCGATGATCGAGACCCTGATCGGAACCCTGTTCGGCGGCGTGTTCCGCATGGCGCCGGAGGTGCTCAAATGGCTCGACCGGAAAGACGAGCGAAAACACGAACTGTCGATGTTCGACCGGCAACTCGAAGCCGACAAGGCGAAGGCCGCTGCCGCGCAGCAGCTCGCGCAGACGCAGGCGGACGCGACCATCGGCGCCGCGGAGATTCAGGCGATCGTCGAGGCCACGAAGGCGCAGGCCGTGCAGACCGGGATCGGCTGGGTCGACGCGATGTCGTCGCTGATGCGCCCTCTGATTACGTTCTGGTGGGTGATCGTGCTCTACACCGCGGCGCTTGCGGCGCAGTTCCTCCAGATGCAGGCGCAGGGTGTCGCGACCGTCGACACGATCCTGCGGCTGTGGGGGCCCGACGAGCGCGCGATCGTGGCAAGCATCGTCGCCTTCTGGTTCGTCGATCGCTCGCTGCGGCGGAAATGATCGAGCCGCCCGACGAACTGCTGGACCTGATCCGCCGGTTCGAGGGCCTGCGGCTGCGGCCGTACCTGTGCCCGGCCGGCGTCCCGACGATCGGCTACGGCCACACGGGCCCGGAGGTGACGATGCACTCGCCGCCGATCTCGAGATCGCTGGCCGAGGCGTGGCTCGAAGAAGACGCCGCCCGCGCCTGCGCAATGGCGGTCAGGATCTCGCCGGCGCTCGCAATCGACAGCATCCGGCTCGCGGCCATCGCGGACTTCGTCTACAACCTGGGGGCGGGGCGGTACAAGGCGAGCACGCTGCGCCGACGAGTCGACGCCCGAGAATGGGACGACGCCGCGGAGCAGCTCGGCCGGTGGGTGTGGGGCGGCGGACGGAAACTGCCCGGACTGGTCACGAGGCGCGCGGCGGAGGCCGTGCTGCTGGCCGGGTGATCGGCAACTGCTACACCTTCGCGCTCGCACGCTACCGCCGACAGGGTGGGTGGCTGGTTCTGCGGCGCAGCGTCAAGAGCTGGGTGCCGCACATGCAGTGGGGCGCGTCCGGCATCGAGCGCGGCGCAGAGCGGCTGCCGTCGTGGTGTGCGGGGCTGCGTTAGCGGCCTACAGTGACTTCCGCGTCGGGGTTTGCTTCGCATGCTTCCAGATAGTGGCGCACAAAGGGGACA